GATAGCAAATACCCCGCATGTCGTAATCGAACCGGGAACAGGGGATCCAGCGAATCTAATGTTCGCAGACCTCTCAACAGCCACAGCCGCTACAATCAATCAACTACGCCAAGCCTTCCAAATTCAAAAGATGCTCGAACGTGACGCACGAGGCGGAACGCGCTATACCGAGATAGTAAAGGCTCACTTCGGCGTTTCAAGTAGCGATGCAAGGCTAAACCGCCCAGAATATCTTGGTGGCGGCTCGACACCAGTCATCATTAACCCTGTGGCACAAACATCCGAAACAGACCCCTCAGGGCCCGACGCTTCGCCTCAGGGCAACCTTGCTGCTATAGGCACAGCCAACATCAGAAATCACGGATTTACAAAATCATTTTCTGAGCACTGTTTGCTACTCGGCCTCGTCAGCGTAAGAGCCGATCTCACCTATCAACAGGGCCTAAATCGAATGTGGTCAAGACAGACCCGATTCGACTACTACTGGCCAGCACTCTCACACATAGGCGAACAAGCCGTACTAAATAAGGAAATTTTCGCCCAAAATACTGCCGAAGACGATGAAGTCTTTGGCTACCAAGAGCGATTCGCAGAATATCGCTACTATCCATCAATGATAACCGGAAAATTCCGTTCAAATGACCCTCAAACACTCGATGCATGGCATCTCGCTCAAGACTTTGCAACACTACCAACACTATCAGCCTCGTTCATCGAGGAAAATCCTCCGGTTGATAGGGTTATTGCTGTTGAAACTGAGCCTCACTTCCTGTTCGATGCATATATCAAAATGCGAACAGCTCGACCTATGCCTCTTTATGGAGTGCCAGGACTTATCGACCATTTCTAATGCGCTTATTCCATATAAACTACCGTAAATAACTCGGCTTCTGGGGAGCCGTAATCGGCGCAGGAGCCTCCCTCTTGGGGGGCGTCCTAGCTAACAAAGGCCGTGCTGACACAGCAGAGCAGGCCAATCTACTATCACAAGCATCAACACAAAAACAAATGGACTTTCAAGAACGAATGTCCAACACTGCACACCAAAGAGAAATCACAGACCTACGCGCTGCCGGACTCAATCCAATACTCTCAAGCAAATACGGGGGCGCAAGCACCCCATCAGGCTCATCATACACAGGACAAAAAGCCGAAGTAGCGGACGTTCTAACGCCCGCAGCACAACACTACTGGCAAGCAAAACAAGTCCAGGCAGGCGTAAAACTAACTCAAGCCCAAGAAATACAATCAGGCACTCAATCAGACAAAAATACAGCGGATGCACAATGGGCCAACGCTAAACGCCTCGAAATCGAAGGCACTACACCAAAAGTTGCCCAGGAAATCAATAACTTACGCGAAACATTCAGAAACCTTGTTAAACAAGGAAAAAATATAACTCAAGAAACGCTCGTAAGAAAAACCACCGAGCTACTAAATAAAGCAAAAACAGAATTAACTACTGTCCAAACTCGCAACGCAAGAACACTAATAACTCAAATGAAAGCAGACCAGGACTTCTATAAAACAGCAGGCGCAGGAGCAAAATGGTTCGACAGAATCATTCGCGCACTAGGAGCCGCAAAATGAAAACTATAATTATCATACTATTAATGCCATACTTCATAACCTGCTTTCTAATAATAGGACTTGCAATAACAACTTACCCTTACTAGGAAAAAAACATGAAAACACAAACTCTAATGAAATCAACAACTAACCACTACTCAAAGCATCCCTTAACTTGCTTAAAAAAAGACGGATATACAAAACAATCGCACAAAAAAGAATGCGATATAAACCAAATAATGGCAAAATACCAAAGAACTGGAGTAATCGACCACGTCAACAAACACTCCGAAAACTATGGATTTGCAACATCAGAGGACCTTCACGAGTCCCTAAATATAATAAATACAGCGAACGAAATGTTCGCAGACCTACCGTCTAAAGCAAGAACTAAATTCAAAAACGACCCTGGCCAATTCTTAGAATTCGTCCAGGACCCTGAAAACGCCGACCAACTATACGACCTCGGCCTTTCAGACTTTCAAAACACAGAATCTCTTGATTCTAAAACTCAGCTTAACACTAAAGACTCAAAATCAGCTGAACCCGCGACAGCGGAATAAATGTACATATCTCTACTTGACGTATATGTACCCACTGGTCCCAAAAAGGACCAAAAACTACCCTAAAGGAGAAATAAAATGCCCTTCAGAAGACGAAAAATTAAATCCAGAAAATCAAAACGCCTATTTAGGCGGACATCAGGTACTCACCGCAAAAATCTATCATCCGGCCGACCTATGCGCGGCGGAATTCGTCTATAAGCAATAATCATGCCATGTTTCTACCCCCAAAAAGCTTACAAAAACACAGCTGGCCAAGTCACATTCGTCAGAAAATCAGGAACCTCGAACCTGACTCTCTCTTGTGGCAGGTGCATCGGGTGTCGCTTAGAGCGCGCCCGACAATGGGGGGTACGCTGCATGCACGAATCTCAAATGCACGAAGAAAACTGCTTCATAACTCTCACCTACTCGGACACCACCCTGCCTACAGACGAATCAATTAACGTGAAACACTTTCAAAAATTCATCAGGCGACTCAGAAAACATGTCGCCCCTAAAAAAATCAGATACCTACACTGTGGGGAATATGGCGAGGAATCTCGCCGCCCACACTACCATGCAATAATCTTCAATCACGACTTCGAGGACAAAATACCATGCAAAAGCGACCCAAAAATGCCTCTGTGGACGAGCGAGACGCTCGATTCACTCTGGCAATATGGTTTTACCAACATCGGAACTGCAACATTCGCAAGTGCGTCCTACGTCGCAAAATATATATTGAAGAAAATAAACGGGGTTACTGCCCACGATCACTACTCCCATACGACGCGCTATGGCGAACTAGTCCAGCTAACCCCAGAATACATGACTATGTCTAGAAGACCGGGAATCGGCTTCAAATGGTGGGAACAATATAAAGACGAAGTCTATCCCTGTGACTACATAACATTCAATGGTCACAAACAAAAACCACCTAAATATTACCGCAGATTTCTTGAAATCGAGGATCCAGAAAACTTCAAAATCGTAAAACAACAAGACAGGAGGCAAGCCCGACGTAATAAACAAGACCGTACTCATGACCGCTTAATGGTCATAGAACAATGTACTCAAGCTAAAATACAATCGAGGAAACTATAATGGAAATCAACGACTTAAAACTACAACTTAAAGTACTACAGAAGGAAAACGTCATAAACAAGCGTAATCTAAAAAGAAACATAAATCTTGCATTAACAATGCGAGCAACTATACTTACACATTCGCTAGGGGAAAAATCATGATTTAATTTATATATACAATCAATGATAGTAAGGCTAATGCCTATCTTCCCCCATTTTTCCTTCATAATAAAAACATAGCAATTCGCTCTTTCAGCGATTGCGTCCAAGACGAAGGTCATACCTTCAATCGCCACCCAGAAGACTATTCACTCTGGGAAATCGGAGAATTCGACGATTCTACAGGCGAAATCATATACTACACACCCCATCACGCTTTAGGCGTGGGGGTTGACTATCTACACACAGCGGATATAATTCCAATAACAGGAGAGCAATAATCATGCCTTTCGTCTCACGTTCATCAAATCGAAAATCCAGTTCAAAATCTGGACATAAATTCTCACAGGTCCCAAAAGCCGATATACCTCGAAGTTCTTTCGATAGGTCTTTTGCTTATAAGACCACACTAAATTCCGGGTTCCTCGTACCATTCCTGGTCGATGAAGCACTACCCGGAGACACCTTTAACGTACGCATGTCGGCTCTTGCCCGACTAGCGACACCAATCTTCCCCATCATGGACAATATGTTCATGGACACCTTCTACTTCGCCATACCCTATAGATTAATATGGGACAACTGGCAAAAATTCAATGGGGAACAAACCGACCCCGGAGACTCTACAGATTTTGTAATACCACAAACTGAAGCTCCCGGAGGCGGATACCTCTCAGAATCACTACAAGACTACATGGGAATCCCAACCCTCATCGGAAACCTCGCACACAACAATTTGCACATGCGTGCCTATAATTTGGTGTTTAATGAGTGGTTTAGGGACGAAAATTTACAACCTTCAGTACAAGTCCCAAAAGGAGATGGACCAGATACATCAACAGACTTCATAGTTCAAAGGCGCGGAAAGCGGCATGACTATTTCACATCATCTCTCCCATTCCCACAAAAAGGGGATTCCATAGACTTACCATTAGGTACAGTCGCACCAATCTTCACAGACACACCAATATCAGGCGAAATATCACTTCTAGATGGTGTCGGAGACCCATCACGCATGATAGCAAATACCCCGCATGTCGTAATCGAACCGGGAACAGGGGATCCAGCGAATCTAATGTTCGCAGACCTCTCAACAGCCACAGCCGCTACAATCAATCAACTACGCCAAGCCTTCCAAATTCAAAAGATGCTCGAACGTGA